TATAACCTCATAAAATGTATCATGTTTAACCACTCAATACACTATCAGTCATGTATGCATACTACAATGAATGCTGTTTACCAGATAGAGTCGTCTACATATTCTCCCTGTAGCCTACTAATTATAGAGAGCTTGGCCTCATCTTCGTCAAGAGTCGGAGGTGAATGGGCATATTGGTCCTCTATTTCTTCGAGGAAAGATACAAATTGAATGTTTGAAATCTCATAATGGTACCTGCGACCTCCATTAGCATCCATAATGTCATCTCTGTACTCATTTCCAACTTCTATGGCATGGTTGTATGTCTCAGTACGTGACTCGCATACTACCTTGTACCCTTGGCCAAAAATGTCTACATTATATTGTGTTAACTGATCGGGCCGATCAAATCCTCCAGCAACCAGTATAGCTCTCACACCGTCAACTCTTGATATTGGAGAGTAGTAGACTGGAACTTGTGTGCAAGACTGCCTCCAACCTATGACACCTCCAGTCCATATTGTTTCCTCATTGTAATTGCCCCTCAAATAAGCTCTAAAGGCCACACCACGTAGCGATGTGTCCCAGTAACCTCCAGCAGACATACTCGCTATAACTTTAGCCCTTAAATGCTTGACTTGCTTTCTGTATGTTGGTCGGTTACGTGGAAGATAATTGACATTGGGCTTTATATATACTAATGTGTCAACGCCTTCATAATTAATTACTGTACAGCACAACATTCCATCTACACATCCACCTAGAATGTTTTCATCCTCCAAGCTTTGACATATTGATGGCATTTCACATTTAACCGGTTGAGATTGATATGCCATTACTTCTTCCTTATTTGGTAATGTGTCAATCCACTGTGGATCAACTTCAAAGCCTTGCATTGCTAACAATACTGGCTGTCCATTTTCCAAAAAATGTACTTGGAAGGTATAAGGTTGATGTAGTTCCATGTCTATGCTATGAACTACGGTGTATGATACGCCATGGTGTATGCAATGCCAAATGCCTCTCATACCATCATAGGAATGCAAAGCTAGTACTGGATATTCCGGATTTTCACCTGACAATTGTTTAAGATACATCAAAGATTCATTTCTGAAAGATCCGCGCTGTACATGTTCTCTTAGTTGGCCTTCAAATGCTACTTCTGTGTCAATGGCAACTATGACTCCACCTACAAACCTAGCCCATGAGAGTACAATTCCACCGCCATATTCAACATGTTCCGTAAATTTTCTGTATCTTTTCTTTGCAATATATTTTTGGATTTGACGCCTCTCAGTATCACCGAAAGAATCAATAACGGTGGAGTTTGACCTTGCAATTGCATGTTGACCAAAAGGAGTCTTCCCATATGAGCTTAAGATGTATTTTGGTTTTTTTGCTGGTTTTGGATAGAACCGTCTCAATTGCGGAGGTCTTGGAAAAGTGGATCTTTGGTGAGATTCAACCTTAATCATTCCTGATACAGCATTGCCCTCTTTAATTTCATTTGCTGTCGTGTTATATAAGGTGATCTTCTGATTCATGTGGTCAAGCCATTCTAAAGTGAGCTCAATCATTTTCCCACGTTCAAATTCTTGATCTCCATACTTTCTTGGTGTCAACATTCTGTCTCTGACGCGGAAAGCTATCCTACCCATATTTCTTGTTCTTGCTGATGCGACAGTTGACATTAAAGATTCATCTATGCGGTTTGCTTGAAGTTCCATTTTCTGCTGCCTAAAATAAGCTATTTTTTCCTTTAGCTTGACAATCGCAGTCTTATGCTGTTTTGACATGGACACTTTCATATGCATCAATGGAGCAAAAACACTATCTCTTGTATGAGGATCTAGATCTTGACATTGAGAGTTAATTTTAAAAGACTCTGCTAACAATCCTCCTCTGATTTTTGCATTGAGCAGCGATGCAGGATTTGAAAAAAGCTCAGATCCTTGAACGCCCATGACCAATTCTTTGGGTAAGATGTTCAGGCCAACTAAGAACTCTTTTTCTTTATCTTTAAGACCCCATCTTTCCTCGATTGAATCTATCATTAAAGAATGCACATAGCACGCTGTTGATAGTCCTTGTCCATGCAGAAGGCAATTTTGAGCTACAGCGTATCCGTTGAGGTAATCACCAACCAGCGAAGGAGAACTTGGAACGACGATGTTTGAAATCATCTCACGAAATCCAAGTATCGGGCATGTTGACCCAATTCCAGTATCCTGTGAATTAAACTCACCCTTGATTGATGATACCATTTCTTTGATGAGATTAGGCTTTACACTGACCATACGTAGGCATACATTTCTATTTTGTCGTATGAGTTTCAAGACAATCTGGCCAACAATCTGCTTTTCACTCCGAGACACACACACTTCTGAATCAGGTTGATAAGGTTCAGCTAATATGGTACTATCATCAGAAGTAACCATGATGTGCAGTCTGAAAGGAACTTTTTTCCCATTCACACATACATCACACAGAGATGCAGAATCACATGAAATCGCCAAACCGCCTGCATGTAACAAAGAACTGCTATGATGAGCCATGCCTTGACCCATATGATGTGATGTAGTATACCATACATAGTCAGTTTTCCCATCAGTGCACATTCTGGGCATTTTCCTAATCCATTCGGAGACCTCCAATGACTTGTATATGGTATCAGCGTGAGTTGATAGTTTAGACAAGTATGGCATAATGTCTAGTGGTATAAGCATCCTCCGATAGGCGAGTCTTGCATACACCGAGGATGACCATTTAAGATGCATTGATTCTGATCCAAGACTAAGAAGCATGATGCTTATGGCAAAGTTTGACATGCTTGGCCCATACCTTGTGGCATCTGATGACTGAATACATCCTCCCTTAGTCATTATTCGAGATGCCTGTTTATAAAACTTTGAATTCTTTGAAGCATCTTTAAGGAAATCGATTCCTGTGGAACTTCCATATGATCCACATATGTATTCAGCATCTGTGAGACATATTCTTGAATCAGGATCTGTTATTGATATTTCCCGTTCCTTGTGCTCGCCTGATTTTGGATGATTAAAAAAAAGTGGAGGTCTCTTGTAAAGATATCTGTATGTTTGGTCAACTGTTGACAAGTAGTCGTCCACTCCTTGATCAATCATCATTTCTGCAACTGTTCCCTTATGCAAAAAATTGGAATTATCCACCCTCGCCGAATGTCTAACAGTTAAATGATCAATGAATCCTCGTGATTGTTTGCCTATTGACATTGATTTGTCAAATGATGCAGGTGATGATCGTTTTTTAAGCGCATATGCCGATGCAAGACTTCCAACCCAAGACCAGCCCATAACTCCATCAGTGTCAAGAGAGCATGTCTGTTTAAGACTCGAGCGTAGTTTGCTAATTGTAATTCGTCCATGATTCAGGAGAGATTGCTGATCACTAAGATCTTGGGTTCTTATATTCATAGTATCAGCAAGGAACTTTGCCTCATCATATAGGTTTATCACGCATTCAGTCATGTTCTTATGGCTATCGGCAAACTCACATGGCACCCACATCATCCAATATGACTCTAGTTGTGAAAAAAACCTCGGAAGGCCGATTATTGGGCATATGCTAATGTACTGATCCCGTACATGCCATGATGACATCACGTCATATAGTCTCATTATATACATTACATCAGCAAAATTTACAGGTCTAACTAGTTTTTTGCACATCTTATCAAATGGAGAAGACGGAGATGATATGGTTGTTGAAAGGTAGCGGCAAGTCAGGAACAATTTGCCAGAAGCATATGTTGATGAATTAAGTGTGAGAGCTAATCTATTCCATGCCTTCCATATATCATCCGTGCTGACTTTCATTGATATTCCTTTCTCACAAAGTGAAAAGAGAGTAGCTTTAAGTCTTCGAGGTCCAGAATGCGTAAGGTTGATTTCTTGAGATCGAAGGCGTTGCCTCGGCCAAAGATATAAATCATGACCTTGGCTGCTCAATATTTTTGTTCCACCTACGACTTCAAAGGTTGATACAGCAAACCAGTCTATGCGATAACCATCAGGAGAAGTGGGTGAGTCACGACATCTATACCATACTGACACTTTGCCCTTATACAAATAAGATTGAATCCATACATTTTTCTTAGGCATAGGATTCTTCATAACACATCTGCACAGATCAGCACGTATTTCTGCATATTGTGCCTGACTACTCAAGCCATATAATTCGTTTGCCATAGACAGAAAACAGTCATCAGTGCCAGAATAGTCATAAGCCGGACCCTGGTGGACCTTGCCAGTCACAGTCAATGGAGTGGCATCAATATGTCTTGCCACTTTTTTTGCATCTGAATAGCTGACAATTCCCGATGCAGGAAAACATTTAAGAAAGACTTCAGGATTCTCGAGATCATATTTAGGACCTGGAGTGCGTCCTTGAGTCTCATATGGACCTGCTGTGAAATCATGTCCTAGAATATTGATGCTCAAATGCCCTGAAGGAAGATCTGTAATCTCTCCGATTGGGTACGGTGGAATAGCTATGTTTGATCTGGGTTTTAACTCATCTAATGTATTCATGACATCAACTGTTTTGTCCTTCCATGATTTGCCCTCTAGATTTATATCGAGGCCTTTCATCTGGTCAATGGACTCCATTACTGCAGCATCATAGCACATCTCCGATAGTGTTAACATAGTTTTGTCTGAAAGGAGGCTTAGTGTTCGGTAAATGGATTCCTGCAATTTAAGGTCTTCAGGAATTCCAGCTTCTTGTTTTTGGTATATTCCGGGATGTTCACATAATAGACAATTGGCTACAGCCTTGTATATCAGATTGGAAAGCTTGCCTGATGAGTAGTGTAAGAAAATTGAAGCCATGTCATACTTGGAAATTGCTGCCTGATGTCTTAAGTTTTTGTTTGTTTTTGAAGGGCCCAATGCCTTGTTCCATAAACCAACGGATGAGGTTATGTCAATGTTTATCTCTCTGTCAGGCATCTTTGGTACTGAGCAGAGTTTTATGTCTGTGAGTTTCTCTTCTACTAGAGGTGAATATTTTTTAAGGGCATGTGATAATATGGAGGACACAAGCTGGTGTAGGACATGAGATGGAGTTGGACAGCCGAGGCCTTCACCTCCAGGTGCTAGAAATAACTCTTGGGCAGCTAACTCCATGCCTGTAAGATCAAGATCCAAGGCAATGTCTTGTGTGAGCAAATAGCCATGTATGCCAACGTTCACACGGGATCCATCTGAGTATACCACTTCAACTTGACGGCTTTTTTCAGGGCGGTTGCGTGATCTTGAAGTTGCCACTGAATGTATGTCACCATATATATCTAATTCCGTATCAGGAAAAGAAGGATCATATGTTTTGATGACATCCACCCATTCAGTCCTCAAATCTAGGGTTTTTGATATTTCTTTCTTTGAAGCTCTAAACACAATAAGCATTGGAGTAGATAAATTCTTAACTGGACACAAGGGTGGATAATTTTTATGTTCAAACTTAAGACTTAAATCATTCATTGATGGCTGATAGTCTTTTATCTCAAACTTGCTGGGTTCCTTGGTAGGAAAGATTGAGTCCAATGTAAGAGTTTTAATTGCTTGTTCGAGAGTCTCCTTTAAGTCAGAATCCTCCAGGCCAGACATATTCTCAACTGTGTCTACCGGGTTATCAATGACTAAAGATGAAAAATCAGATAATACTGTTGGAGTAAGCATCATCGACATCCAATATGCAGAGCCATTTCTTTCCTCCTCATCATCTGGATGGAGCATTCCTGATACAAGGTCCATCCAAATCAATCCCTCTGGATCATCGTTTATGGACATAAAAATGTCTTTGAGCTCCATTTCATGTCGAATAAAACTAGATGTGCCAGTAATAGCAATGTCACCAACCATGAAGGGCACACTATATGGTATATCTACCTCTTCATATGGATCATCAATATCACGTTCATGAATTGATTCCAAGCTGAAATCATCTTCAATGTCGGATTC